TGAATTATAACATTCACTACCAAAAAATCTATCATTAAAGAAGTCACTCATAAAATAATTACTAATAACTTCCATACCATCTAATGATAATCTTATTACAGCACCCCTCATTTTGTCTGTAAAATAACACCTAAAACCATAAGCTGCAAATGATTCTGGGTTTGTAGATATACCATATTCACCTGCGTAAGGTTGAGCATCACCTATAACTTTATTAGTAGCAACAATATTCATATTGCCATCAGCGTTATAAATAACATCTTTATCTGCGTATGCTCGCACAATTTTATCTTCACAAAGCATGATTAATCTATCATCCCATGCATGCAATTTTTGTATAGAGCCATATGACGGTAATAAATCTTTTGTTATAGGATAAGCTACATTAAATTCATTAGATTTATTTAATCCACTTCTTGAATTTATTATACCTGACCATATTATACCATTAAACTTATGTTCTTCTTTTATTTGATCTGTTATTGGTGCTGATGCTTTTACTCCTGGTTGAATAAATGGTGAATTAAAGTCGTCTCTTATTCTATTAGATTCAACTCCATTACCAAAATTAAAACAGTTAAACCACTTTATTTTTAAAGAGTTCCCATGTTCTGATATATCAAATGCTTTTTCAGTTTCATAATAAATATCTAAATCAGTTTTGTTTGGCTTTGGCTCTGTTTCAAATATTGCGGGATTTTTAGAAAAAGGTATTTTATTATTATCAAAGTTTTCTTCAACAATAGTAAGCTTTATTGTTGATAATGAACCAAGCGCAGGTATAGGCGGTAAATCTTGTGTTTTTACTATATCTCCAGTTTCAACTCTTGCTATTTTTAAATTTTTTCTAAGTATAGGTCGTTCCTTTTCTCTTCTTTGTTTACCATCATAAGTACCACCAAAGCTTCCAGCCAAGCTTTTTTTACTAAATACAGTAAACTCTGGTGTTGATGTAGATTCTATTTCATATATATTATCTGAATCCTCATTAATATAAAATTTTGTGCCTATATCAAATTTTTCAAAAGCCTCTAAGCTTACTTGTTTATAGTTTAACATAGTAATACCAAAAGCAAAATCACCTCCAGGGTTATTATCACTTATAAATATTGGAAACTTTGGATTATCATCTACCTTATTTCTAGGTCCAAATCTATGATCATTCTTTTTATCAGAATGTCTGTCCTTACCCGCTAAATCAAAAGACTCTAAATCGTAATAATCTGTATTTGATGAATTATTTATATATAATAATTCCTCATTAGCGGCTACTTTAATAAAAAATCTACCATCAAATTCTTTATCTCCTGCTGCTGAAAACTCTTCTGCTATTTCTAAATTTACACCTAAACCGTTTGAATCTCCTATATTGCCAGCAGAATTATAAAGAACATCAACATCGGCTCCAAATACTGTATCAAAAAATAATTCGACTTGATAATTATCATCCGGATGCTCAGCTCCATCTATTTTTACAGATGCTATTTTATAATAATCAGTTTGCTTAATATTACCATTATCATTATAAGTAAATCTAACAAATTTACCGGCTTGTAAATCAGATAAATATTTTGTTGGAACCCCCTCGTTTGGATGGCTTAATTCTGTTGTATCAACATCTTGACCTCTAAAAGCTTGCATTATTTTTACACTTTTACTTCTTGGTCTAGGTAAAGTCCCTGATCCCGCACTTTTATTTAATACGGGTGTAACATTAGAACCTGAAATATTATCAGTAAATTTAACATCAGTTAAAAGCTGAATAGATTTTTTTCTTTGTGTAATAAAAGCTGGTGCTTCATTAAAAACGTCAATAACTTTAAATCTGTTACTATCTGTTGAAACAGCTTCATCTGTTCCGTGTTTTTTCTTTAACAGAATAGAATCATCTTTTGATATTTTATTTCTTTCATTTGAAGAAAAAGAAATATAAACAAATCCGTTTTCTTTATCTACATAAAATCTATCAGCAGCTAAATTGTAATATTCGGAAGAAATATCCTTTATATAATACTTAAAGTGTTTTGCCCATGCTGGTGGCTTTGATTTTAATGCAATATTAAATTCATTAGATACCGTAGCTTGTTTTTTATCTACAAAAAATGAACCTGTATCATTTGAAAGTATAGGTGAATGTCTATTATACTCATCAATATAAGAAACACCTATTTGATAATTTCTATTTGATTTTATACTTTGCTTTCCAAATCTTTGAGAAATAAATACATCAAACTCTGCTGGATTATAAATATCATAATTTTGTTTATAATTACCAAATATAATTCTATTTGAAGTTACTTCTTGTGCTTTTGCTTTTTTAGGCACATTATCCCACGCTCTAAGCAACTGATCATTTGGTAATACTGAATGTATTTGTTCTTTTGTTATTTCATAAGTGTCTTCAAAATCTATTCTTTTTATTGATTTTAAAGTATATATATTTTGATTAGCACTTTCTTTATATAATATTTCTATTTCTGAAACATTATCATCTCCGGTATCAAAATCAGATAATTCAACTATTCTAAGTTGATTTTCCATTGATGTGTTAATACCTTCTTTAGCACTGTACTTAAATGTATCACCTGGTATAAAAGCAACTTCAGAAAAAGGCGAAATAGATGAATATTCATTATCATTATATTTCCACCTATAACCAAATCTAACAAAAGATAATTCATGAATTGGTTTCTTTTCTAATAAAGTAAATGTAGCTTCATAGTTTAAGCTATAGTCTATATCAGCATCTTTAGTTGTTAGTGTTAATGTTATACCAATAAAAGAAATTGATTTTACAGTAGCTGTAAGCTCAATAGTTTCAACAGTTGGATTTTCAGCTGTTATTGTTATAGTATCTCCTACCTTCCAAATAGGTAATGTTTTAACAGGTATAAATAAATCATCACCAACGTCAACGTTTGCGTTATTGTTTTGAAAATTAGTTAAAAATGGTATTGTAGTAATACCTGAATTAGTTAATGTATTAGATAATGATAATGTAGGTGCACTCATTGGCACTTTTTTAGCTAAACTAATATCATCTTCTGTAAAATCTCTTGTATTAATAAATATATTACTATGAACATCTTTATCTTCAAACAATACTTTTGTTTGTGTTTCAAATATATTTACGTTATTTGATTTTTGTGACTCTGTATATTTTTTAAATCTTGAGATATTTATTTTTCTTGGGCCATTTAAATTATCTGTCCAAAAAAGCATATCATCTATAATATTAATACCTGTTATAATATTATTTTTTGAAAAGTTTAATACACTTTTTAATGAAAAATCCACATTTAAATCAACGCTGCCATATGCTTGACCAGAATAATGTATGTTTTTAAATACAAGTAAATCTTTTTCTTTTCTTATTACCGTGTCTTTTGGTATAGATATTTTTATATATGGATTTTCACAATAAAGATCAATATTATTTGAAACAAGCGTTTCATCATTATTGTTATTTGGGATATTTCCGAATATTGTACTTATATCTGTATTTGATACATTATCTAAAATTAATTCATTATCAGAATTAGAATCTATAATTGTAGAGAAAAAAGTTTTTTTGCCTGCACTTTTTGTATCAATTAGTATAGGAGATATTTCTTTTCGTATTTGATCATATTCATATATACCGTCTATATTATCTGAAGTTATAATCCAATACAGTTTATCTTTTAAAGTGTAAACTACAGAGCCTAATACCTTTGCATTTTTTAATTCTAATGAAGAAAGTTGTTCATTACCTAATAAATTTTCTACCGCACCAGCATTAGCACCCTCTGAAGAAGATACGTGTATATTAAGGGCATCTCTATATGCCCCATTTTCAACTAATCTTTCATCGCTATCTTTATCCATCTTCCCCTTGAGGAAAGTGTGCTTAAGCTCTGCCATTTATTAATGTTTAATTTGTTTAGATTTACCTCTTAGTTCTTGAATAATTTCATTAGGGCTTAGTTTTGCTAACCTTAATTTTGCATTTCTTATTGATGCTCTCTTTTCTTTTTTAAACCTATTAACTTGATATTCAGGTATATTTGATTTAGTAGATATAAGTCCATGTGCAATTATTTTATACATTGCTTCTTCTGCAAATTTATGTATTTCCATATCAGCATCTGAATGCAGCCCGTCTGATATATACTTAAGAACAATAATGCTACCAGCTAAATCACCACTAAAGCTTATTAAACCAAATTTATCATTTATTAGGTAAGACCCATTTTTATTTGCTAATGTTGGGTCTATACCATATCTAGCTCCTTTACCTGCTGTATAACCAAAATTTATTTCATTTTTATTTGCTACATTATCTTTTGTAGCATCTAAAAACCTATCTGCGGTTACAGATTGAGAAGCTATTGTTGGAAAACCATCATAATCAAATATATAGTCATAATCTATATTTTGTTGTATTGAACTAGGATCTGCTGAAACGGAACTTTTTTGTATTGGGTATAGAATACCTTTAGAATTAACAAAACAAATTTCAACAATATTTACAAAGTCATGAGGGAGGGCCACTGATAAAGACGGAGGCAGTTCTATTTCTTGTGTTTTTATATTTCCAAGTGTATCATAGTTTAATTCAGCAATACCTCGCTGAGCATGATACAATACCTCTGATCTTTTTGCGCTTTTAATTATTTTATCATCCCCCACTTGAGAAACAATAAAATTATTTACAATATCCTTTAAACTAATAAATTGGTACTGCCCCATATTATTTGAGGCGTAGTGTTGTACTGGTGTTATTTTAGCTAAAGCCATTTATTAAGATTTTTCTTGAGTTATTTTCTTATTCTCTTTAGCTTCTGCTAATTGAATAATTTCAGCTTGTTTTATTACAATTCCAGCATAGCTTAATATTTTTATAACTAAGTTAGATATTTCGGATTCATGCACCTCAAAGTCTTGAGCATCTGGTGCCCCTGGGTTATAAAAAGCTTCATTGCTAACCACGTTATAAGTCCAGTTAACAGAAGCGGGTTTTCTTATATAAGTACAAAATATTTCAGAAGCAATAGAGTCTGGATAGACAGATATGCTATTTTCTTCTCTAATATACATAGGATAAGATATTTTTGGAGCTGTTAACGGAGATTGAGAATAATATAAATATTCTTTATTAGTTATTTGTTCTACTTCCGTTGTATTTCGATAATCAATTGACCCAACTCTATATAAATTAGTAGGTAGATTAAATTTATTTGTAGAATATACTAATGGGAATTGTTGTACTTTAAATAAATCAATTTTTTCTTTTATATTTTTTACAATATTAGCAAACTCGTTTGTTATTTCGCCTCGACGATTATATTGATTTAAATCATAAAAATATTGCTCAAATATTTCACTTTGAGTTTGATTAGCTAGAAGATTAAACTCTTGCGGAGTCATATATCCTCTGTTTTCTTTATTAAGTATTGCCAATACTGTTTGGTATACCGTATCTACACTAACCATACTATTCTTTTTATTATAATGAGGGACCACCTTAAGTGATCCCTTCACTATAAGATGATTATTTTAATTTCTTTTCTATTGATTTATATATTTCAGTTCCTTCGTCTGTTTTAAAATAAGCAGCTAATGCTGAATATGGATTTTCATCAAAAGGTACTGACATTAATTTTTTATCATTACTAGCCCAATGAAAAGATCTTTGGTCTTGTGATAAACGAATAATATTTGCTTCAGTTGCTTTAATTCCAAAATTTCTTAATTGAACGTTGTCATCTTCGACTAATTCAATAAATAATCCAGGATTGCGTTTTGCAAATAATAATAAATCTCTTTTAATTTCTGTTGTTGTCATTTTAGAAACAGAAGAACCCTGTTCTACTCTTAGCACGGCTTCAGCGTGGACAACATCTAAGTTTTTCGCTAAATTTAATGCTGTAATTTCTATTTCTATATCAGCAAGTTCATCAGTAGCTTCTGCTACATTATCAACCTCATAATAAGTTTTATCTTTTTGAGGATGATATAATGATAATAATTTTTGTAAAGATTGATCAGATTTTGAAACAAATAATGATCCATTTCTAAACACAATATGCTTTAATGTTGAAAATCCAGATTGTTCATCAACAAAAGGAGACTTTTGATTTGAGGCATATCTTAATTCTCTTGCATAGCCTTGTTCTTCATCAAACCACATTAAAGGGTTTCTACTATGATGTCTTGAAGCTAAAGTATATGTTATAGGTGATTTATTACCTTTTAAAACATAAGTTTTATCTTTAATTGCCCATTCATTTTTATTTTGAACAGGTTTTGCTTTTTGTGATGTTTCAATCACTTGTGTTACAGGAGCTTCTACAGCCTCTATAACTTCTTTTTTCTTAGCCATAATATAATATAATAAAATTGATAAAAAGTAAAGATAGAGGCGCCTTAAAGACGCCCCATCTCTACATTAGTAATTATGATTGAGCAACAGACTTGAATAATACAAAGTTGTTAGCACCTTGAACACATAAACATCTTTCAGACAAGAAGTTAACGTTCATTTCATCAGTTTCAGAAGTATAAACTCCACCTACAGATCCAGTGATCCAAGATTTCATTTTTCTATCATCAGCTTCAGAAGCTCTGTAACGTACGTGTAAGAAAGGACGCTTAATGTTCTTACCTAATTGCTGATCGTATACAGTTGAAGTACCTGCTGGTACCATTACGCCATCAATATCTTCAGTAAGTCCACGTGTTGCAGCATCATTTAAGTATTTCCAGTCAGTTTTGTAGAAGTCATAAGAACCTCTGCGGAAACCGCTAAATCCTAAATTAAGTGCCATATCTTCACTATTGTTGAATACTCCATAAGAAGTACCACCATTATAGTGAGCGTTTACAGCTCCTAACATATCATCAAAAGCAAGCGAAGTAGCTCTGTTTAAGAAAAGCATGTTTTCTTCAATAGCTCCTTGCTTGTCAAGATTCTTAAGAATTTCATCAAAATCTTGTAATGCAGTTCTATCAGATCCTGAATTAGCAAGAGTAGCTTCACCTGAATTAAAGTTTTGGTAGATATTTCCACGGCTTTCAATAGCAGCAAAAAGACCTTCAGTACCTTTGTATCCAGCGTTAGCAGCAGAACCAGCACCAGTAGCAGAAGCAAGTTCTCCTTCAACTACAGACATTTCAAGATAATCTTCAAAACGAAGTCTTGTTTCATGCTCTGATTTTAAATACCATAGGTATCCAGAAGCACCGTTTTCAGTAGTAACTTCAACCCATCCAATTTGTGCAGCATCAGATCCAGAAATTGAATACTTATCTTTGATGATGATAGGTGAATTACTAAATTGCTCAAAACCAGCATCTACAGATCCAACCATACCGCTTGTACCTTTACCAAATTCAGAACCATAAACAAATAGTTTAATAGCTCCATCAGTAATTCCAAGTCCAGCAAGATCAGTTCCAGCATAAGGAGCAACAACAATAGTGTCTGCATCAGGAACGCTAGTTACAACAGCTTTTACAGTTGTAAGATCCTGAGAAATAACTACTGTTTGTCCAGCTCGTACAGCATGACCAACTTCAGTAATAGTGCTTGTAGAAGCTACAGCAGTTGCAGCATCATAAGCAATATGTAATCTCCCTTGCTCTGACCAAATAACTTGATCTGAAGCAGAAGGAATTTCAGCTCCTACCATGCGTAAGAAAGAAGAAACAGAGCGATTTCCGTAACGCTCAACTTCCTTTTCGTATACGTCTGGTAAAAATTGTTGGGCGAAAGTTCCGCCACCGGTAGCACTATCAAAAGTAAGATAGTTACCGGAAAAAAGTGTTTTAGTAGGTGTAGGCGTTAATCCCGCAGGAAACGATCCACCGTTTGCAAATAATCCCATTTTTAATTATTTTTAATTGTTATTTTCTAAGTTTTATACGTAATTTAGAACTGTCATCACCACTTATAGCTCTTATTTTAAATCCAGAATCAGTTGTAACTGCTTCATGAGTACCACGTGGATCCATATCTACGTTTTTAGATTTAGCTATTTGATTTTTAATCGCGTCAGCCTTACCCTGCTCATAAAAATGATTAGCAATTGAATCAGAATTCATAGCGGTAAATAATGCTTTATGATAACCCGCTGCGTCTGAAATTTCATTATTTTCATTAACAAACCTGCTAACTAATGAATTAATGTCTGCTTGGGAATCTTTAACATTATTAACATCTTTAACATTGAATCTATATTTTTGATCGTTTACTTTATATTCAAAACCTTTGAAATTTTCAGAAAACAATTCATTTGTTTTTTCTTGGAATATAGATCTTTGTTGTTGTGCTAATTGTTGTGATTGACTTTGTTCTTGTTTGTAGGTATTGTAAAACTCAACCGCCTCTTTTTGTTCTGGAGTTAACTTTGAACTTAACTTAAGATCATCGTAATATTTACTTTTCAAACTAGTAAGATTTGATTTAGCTTCAGCAATGCTTTCTTTTAACGCTAATTGTTTGCGTTTAATATCTCTTTCTTCTTCAATCTCTTCATCATATGAAAAACTATCTTCTATTAAAAAAGAAATTTCATCTTCTGATAAATGAGGTTTAGATTGACGATAATACTCACGGAGCAAACTCATGCTCTCCATATCGTCATAATTTTTATTAAGATTTATATAATCTTCAAGTGTTCCGCCAGTTTCTTTCATGAACTCAACTAATTTGTTGATATTTTCAGGAAGTTCACTAGCTTCTTGATTATTATTTACATCTTCTGCACCTTCTTTAAGCTTATTAGGAATATCTTTTATTTTATCCGCTAAGCTTGGGTCTTTTTCTACCGCTTCTTCATCTTGTACAAGTTCGACGATTGGCATCTCATTGTCAGAGGTGTTACTTTCTCCGGCAATTGTTCCATTTGCTTTTTCGTCGTTTTGTTCTTGTATTCCGTCGCTAGTTCCAGATTCGTTGCGTACAGGAATCTCATCTGCGCCTTGCTCTTGAACGGCATCTTTTTTTGTTTTAGGTTGTTTTCTTAAATCAATTTTGATTGTACCATCTTCATCTGTAGTAATATTGGTATCATCATCTTTTGTTTCAATAACCGCAGGCTCTTCTGCCTGGTTTTCTTTTGCTTGTTGTTCAATTGTTTCTTGCACATTTTGCTGTGCTTCTCCTTGAACAGTTTCTTCAACATTTGCTGCTTCTTCTGCCATAATAAAATATTATAAAATTAAAAAAAAAATTGGGTATTATCTTGGTTCAAACATTTCTAAATTAAATCCACTACCCATAGTATCATTACCTGCGGATTCAAATTCTTGTTCGCCTTTTCTATCCTTACGTTGTTCAATAAGTTTAGATTGTTGAGATGCTTGTATTCTAGTTCTTTCGTCTTTGCGATCTTCTTTATACCTTTCTTTATCAGTAAACAAATCAGTTTCTTTGTTTTTAATAGCCATATTGAGATCAAACTCATATTTCATAAGCTCTTTCTTAAGCTCTTTTTCTTGCATCATTTTTTGCATTTCAAGATCATTTTCAATTTGAATAAGCTGAACTTTTTGTCCTGTGATTGCTTCATTCTTTTGAATTTCCATTTGAGCAGCTACTTGTGTATTTTGTGAATTAGCATCTGCTTGTGCCTTAATATTAGCTTGTTGTCTTTGTTGATCTAATTCTAATTTTTTTCGTCTACGTACTTTCAATAATTGATTAGCTAGCTTAAGGTTTTTAACTTCTCTAATATCAATTGCATCTTCTAAATATATTTGGTCTTTAGCCAACGATTGCTGAATATTATTTTCAAGCCTTTGTTTTTCTTCTTCATCTGGAGATAGCTCAATAAAAATACCAAAATCATGCAAATGCATATTTTTAATATTTTCAAGGGTACCAACATTGAATCTACCAATACTTGAAATGAATGAATCTCTTGTTGGGGAATATTCTAATACATCAGATATTCTTAAACTTATTGCTTCCGCTGTTTTAGTAATAAGATATAAACTTGATTGTAATATATGTCTTGTGGCTGTATTTGAATTTGCAGCGGCTAATTTTTGTAGCCCAACTAAAGCATTTTTATCAGGCATAGAACCATCTCGTGCTTCATTTAGTCCGGTTACATCACGAATCATTTGTAAATAATAATTATAAGTACTTATTAATGAACTTATTTTATTATTACCACCATTAGATGTTAATTCTTGAATAGGTACTCTTCCTGGATTCATGTCACCGTCAGTGGTCATTGATCTACCAATTACGGAACCTGTTTGGAAAAACATGTTTAATGCCTCTTGCGGATTATAATTTGTTCCATTACCTAAATCAATTTCAGCAAGACCATCTGCATCTAAATAAACCCCATCTGGAATCATTCTTGACATTACTTGCTGTAATTTTAAATGAGTTAATTGAATCATATCAGCAAAGCTTGTAATACGACTTACAAGCGACTCAATTTTTCCTTTATATATTCTAGGCGCTACAATATTGTAATTTAGCATTGCTTTTGTTGTATCGCTTTTAGGTCTTACCATATTTTTAGCAATTCCCCACTTAAGCAAATGTTTTGTTCCTAATATAAAAGCCCCATCATAAACTACATCTATAGATCTTGATTCTTTTGTAAATCTTGATCTATCATCTTTAGGTGGATTAAATTGATCGTTTTTAGGAATTGCTTTATCAGCACCAGATGCTGTTTTCTTTATTTTAAATACCTCGTTATTATATGTTTTATAATTAAAATATAAAACTTGAATAGTATTTGCGTCTAAAACGCTATCTTCATTAATATGTCTATTATGAGAAGAAGCAGTCTGAACACCTTGTTTTGATAATTCTTTAAGATCTTCGTCTGTTAAATTTGGAAACTGCAGTTTTAACTCGTTGATAGTTACAGACTTAACTTCGCCAACATAATATATATCATCAAAGTAAGGCGAGTCTGTATAAGAATACACTAAATCGGCTGGGTCAACATATTTTATATTTATGCCTTCAGATTTATTAAAATCGTTTTTTGTAGCTCCAATACCAATAACAGTTAAATCGTAATTTACTCTTTTTCTTATAAGATCAATATTATTATTATTAAATACAGAATTTATAGCTTGCTCCTCTGCAATTTCAATTGCTTGCTTATATTCAAGCTGCATATGTAAAGAAAGCTCTTCTTCTGATTCAGGTAGTTTTGTTGGATCCGTATTGTATACATTGATCCCAAGTTTTTCCATTATTTGATCAGAAATTTCACGCGTTTGCATATCTTCTAAAATAGACTCCACATAGTCGGTTCTTTCTTTTATAGAAGATGGATCTTGTGAGAATGCTTTAATATCGTACATCCTATCAGACATTCCATTAACAACAATATCTACAAATTTAGGTATAATTGGTACAGGCTTCCAATCTAAGTTTAAATAAGATAAATCACCATTGATAGATAATTCATCTTTATATTTTTTTGTTGATTGTTCACCTCTAGCATATAAGCGTAGTTTGTGAAACTCGTCTCTATTAGAATAAAAGCGTGTTGCTCCACTATCTCTTTTAAACCACTCATGTTCAATAGCACGGGCAACTTTTAATCCGTATTCTTCACTAGCCTTTTCCTCGTCGCTTGCTATTTGACTTGGAAATGAACTTTTTAATATTGTTTCAGCCATGCTACTTAATTATTTGCGAATGCATTCCTTTATTATTAAATCTTTTTATTTTTATTCCTAACGATTGTTTTTCGTATTTTGGTTTTGGATGATATAAATGCCTATTGCAAGCCATAATAGCGAGCCCAGAACTAATAGTTGCATCATATTTTGTTCTTTTATTTATATCAAATTTAGCCCAGTCATTTAGTGTTCTATTAAAATATATATTGCCGCAGCCTTCTTCATTATAACCAACATATTTATCTATATAAGTTTCTATAGCAGCAGCATGAGCTTGTTTTATATCTTCTGACGTATTAGGTATACCACCTATTTCTTTTTCTGTTACAGATAATTTATTCCAAATTTTATCAGGACGGTTCATTGAAAATCCTCTATAACCCCTTCGTTTTAAATAGTATAATAATCTTGGCTTATTATTTTCCGCTAATATTGGCATACCATAAAAAACTAAAGCCATAAGCATATCTTCAAAAAATATTTCTGCAGTTTGGGGTCTTGCAACATATTCTAAAAAAAATGTATTGGGTGGTGCATCTTCCATACTAAACTTAGTAAGTCCATGCAAGGAACCTTTTGAGCCTATTCCATCTGTTGTACCCGATATATCATATGAGTCGCAACCAAATGCACCAACGTGTTCATTTCCCGGATGTTTTGTACCATTCTTTACTATTACGTTGTTTTGCATATTCTTAGATGGTACCCAGCTAACTAAAAACCTACCACTTGGGTTGGGTGAAAATATAACTCTACTATCTTTTATTCCATTTTCCCAAGAAAACGATCCTTTAGTAACAAGACCGTCACGAGTGGCACTTTCATTAAAATCAATTTGCTCGTATATTTTACTTAAATTAAATATACTGTTTTTAGCTTCATCCCTAAAAGCATGCTCCTCCGTCCGGGGGAATTGGCGGTAGTATTCATTTAATCCATCGCTATCATGCTTTAAGCCTTCAACTTCGTTTTCCCAAAACTCTATGACCCCAGTATCGATGTACTCTTCATCATTTCCAATGACGGGTTTTTCTGGAGTATCAAAGACAGGGTATCCAAAAGAATCAATGTATCCTTCGTAGTTCCATTCCATAGGTATGAACAAACTATATAATC